TCATTCCCGCTCCTCCATCCGGCGCGCGGCCTGGGCCATGGCGATGCCGGCGCGCGAGACCTTCTCGATCTTCTCCTCGATGCGCAGCAGGTGGTCGCTGATGCGCCGGTCGAGGTCGCGGATCAGCGACAGCGGCACATAGGTGCGCGCCACCTCGATCTTGAACTGCGCGAGGTCCTCCCGCGTGCGGGTCAGCGCATCCGAATCGCGCTGGTCGCCGCGCTCGATGCGGTCATGGAGGTCCTTGCGGAGGCCATGGATCATCCAGAACAGCGCCGCGACGATCGGCGCCTCCACGGCCGTGATCCACCAGGTGGGTTCGATCTGGATCGGCATTCTTCGCCTGCCTTCTGCTGGAACCTTGAAGGAAAACGGCCGGGCGCCCACCCTTGGGAGACTGCCCAGGAGGGACCCCGCACCGCGATGTGGAACGAGCCGTATCTCGAGACCTGCTGCCGTTCGGCCCTGCACCGGCTGACGCTGGTCGGACCGCATGGCCGCCCGCCAGGCCTCAAGGACGGCCCCTGCCTGAATCGGCTGACATCGATGGGCTTCGCCCGCCCGCGCTCCGACGGGCGCTTCGAGATCACCGACGCAGGCCGCACGCGGCACGCGAGCGAGATCCTGAAGCGGCAGGCGGCGTAGCCGGATCCGAGAGGGGCGCTGCCCCTCTCGGGCTCTCCCCGCCAAAGGCCGAAAGGCCTTTGGAAACCATGACTTTAATCGGGGCGACGGGAGGGGGCGTCAGAGGCGCGCCTATTGATCGGGGGCGCGCCATGCCCCCTCCCGTCACCCCGATCAGGTTGAGGGTTCCAAGGGCCCTTAGGCCCTTGGTGGGGGTGCTCGAGGGGGCAAAGCCCCCTCGATCCTACCCCCGCCAGTCCGGCGGCCGCAGCGGCGCCGCAGCCCGCACCAGCCGCACCGGCTCCGCGAGCAGGCAGCCCGCCACCGCATCCAGCGCATCGTCGCGCATGCCCGCGCCGCCCGGCCGCCATTCCGCCATCTCGCCGGCGAAGGGCGTGCGGAACACGCTCTCATGCGCATGCAGCCGCCGCGCGGCGAGTGCGGGTTCGAGGGCGGCGAGGATGCGGTCCTCCTTCGCCTTCGTGCTGGCATGCTCGATCACGCGGCAGGCGACGCCGGCCCGCGCCAATTCCCGCCGCAGCAGCGCGGGCAGGAACTTGCCGAGGCCGTTCGTCTCCACCCGCACCACGGGCAGCAGCGTCTCGCGCAGGATCCCGGCGACACGGCGGCATTGCTGCGTCGCCGGGTCGTCCACCGCTGCCGGATCGTGCGTGAGGTAGGCGAGGCGATGCAGGAAGGCATGCCCATCCCCGTCCGCATAGGTGCAGGCGAGAACGGAAGCATCGCCCGCCCCTGGCCGCCCATAGGCCGGATCCCAGAAGGCCCCGCCCGAGACCAGCCGCCGCCCGAGCAGCGTCAGCACGCCCCTGCCCTGCGCCTCGCGATAGTCCGGTTCCTCCGCGTAGCGCACCAGCGCCGCCGGATCGAGCCGCACGGCGGAGGCCGCGACCGGCTGCAGCATCATCTGCCGCTGGAACTGCATGGGCCCGACGCGGTCGCGCAGCGCGGCGATGGCATCGCGCGGGAAGCGTTCCGGCCAGGCGGAAGCGCCCACCGCGTTCATCACCGGCACGGCGAGGCGCCGGTAGCCGCGCAGGAACGCGCCGTCCTCGCGCGGGTGGCGGTAGAGGCTGTCCTCGCAATGCGGCGTGCCGACGAAGAGGATCGTGCCGCCGGGCACGAGGATGAACTCCGCCTCGGCCAGCCGCTCGCGCAATTCGGCGCGCTTGCCCGGCGTGTCGCAATTGCCGGCGACCTCGACGTCGTCGCAGACGACCACCTCGGCGCGGCTGCCGGTGACGTTGCCGGTGATGCCCTGGGCGAGCATCGACGGATCGCGCAGCGCGCCCTCCCGCGCGACGGTGAAGCGGTCGGACGCCCAGGCCTCCGCCGTGCCTGGCGGCAGGTGGCGGCAGAGCGGGTGCCGCTCGACGATGCGCCGCACGCTCGCGACCATCTTCACCGCAAGCGGCTGGTCGGCGGCGAGCACGAGGATGCGCGTCTCCGGCCGCCGCGCGAGCAGCCAGGCGCACCACAGCCCGATCAGCGTGGACTTGCCGCAGCCGCGGAAGGCCATCAGCAGCAGGCGGGCCTCGCCGGCCTCCTGCCGCGCGGCGAGCCAGCGCGCGACGCGCCGGTGCACCGGCGGCGTGTCCTGGTTGTGCCGCCGGTTCCAGACCCAGACGAATTCGAGGAAGCCTGCATCAGGGCTGATCCTCCTCGCCATCCTCATCCTCCTCCTGGAACTGGGCGATGGCCTCGCGCGCCTCGACGAGGATGGTGGCGGCCTCCTCCACCTCCGGGCCGGTGTCGCCGGCGGCGCGCGCGATCTTGAGCAGATGCTCGAGATGCGCGAGCGCCGCGCGGCAGGCGGCGTGATGCGCGGCGAAGGCCTTGGTGTCGTCGCCCGTCGCCGGGTCCGGCCCGCCGCGCAGGAAGCGGAGATAATCCTCCGCCACCAGCTCCATCGCCGAGCGAAGGTCGGGCGCGCGCAGCGCGATCTCGCGTTCCGTCATGCCTTCACCACGCGCGCGCGGACGGTGCCGGGGTTGAGATCGACGGCGGCGCCGCTGCGGTTCCAGGCGGTGACGGTCACGACATCCGTCGCACCGACCTGGGCGAGGAAGACGATCGCGGAGGTCGAGAGCGAGAAGGACGCCGAGGCGAAGTCACCCGGCCGCGCCCCCGCCAGCGGGACGTTCACCTGAGCAGAGCCGCCCGCCGCGATGGACGGCGCATCCCACGGCATCTCCGCCAGCAGGTCCCGTGCCCCGTGCGGCAGGCCCGGCAGGCCATAGAGCAGCGGCGGCGCGAACAGCGGATCGCAGGCGAGGCGCATCGCCCGCACCTCGTAATCCGTGCCGATGCGCGCGAGGCCGATGATGGCGAAGGCCACCTGGGGTTCGAGCCGCACGACCTGCGGGCGCGTCAGCGTCGCGTCCATCATGTCGGCCGAGCCCTGGTACCATCGCGCCGCCGCGTTCCAGGCCAGCGACTGGCCGGAGGCGCGCACCAGCGGCGTGCCGGTGTCGGTCAGCAGGTTGCGACCGGCGTCGAATGCCATCACGACGAGCCGCGGCGCATCCGCATCCACGGCCAGCGCGAATTCCCGGCAAGTCCGCGCATCCACCACGAAGCCGAGGCCGCGCCCGCCGGTCAGCACCGCGCCATGGTCCGTGAAGCCGAAGGCATCGAGCGCCGGGGAGGCGAAATCCGCCAGCGTCGAGGGCGTGCCACCGACATTGGAGGACAGGCAGGCGAGTTTCTCGAAACCCCATTCCGTATTCGACCAGCGGATGCGCGCCGCACGCAGGCTGGGCACCGCGGCGACTTCGCGCGAGGCCTCGCGGAAGGCCGCGGCCTGGTGGCTGGCGCGCACCACGGCGCCGACGCGCGTCGCGCTCGCCGCGTAGTCCACGCCGACCTGATAGGCCTGGCTCGCCCAGGCGACCTCATAGACATGGTCCTGCGCCGCGCCGGTGTGCCGCGCGACGAAGGGCGAGCAGCCTTCCATCCGCAGCGCACGCGCCCAGACCGAGCGGCTGTTCACCTCGACCAGGAAGGGGATGCCGCTGATCGGGCGTCCCTCCGCCTGCAACTCGAAGCCCGGCCCGTCGAAGATGTGCCGGTTGTGCGCGACATAGGCGCCGGGTGCGGCCGAGAAGCGCACGCCGAAGCGGTCCTTGTCCGGATGCACCGTGCTGCCGATGGCGAAATGCCCGCCGTAATAGCGGACCGAGGTATTCCACCCCGCCGCCGTCTCGGTGCGGATGTCGAGGCCGACGCGGTTGTTCACGATGCGCCCGAGGGTCACCGTCGAATCCTCGAAGCCGCGCTCGACGCCGAGGGTGCGCACGCCGATGGTGAAGCCCTCGACCTGACGGATCTCGACCTGCGAGGCGTCGAGGTTGCGCAGCACCAGGCCGATATCGGCCTCGTCCTCCCAGTCGGACAGCGTCGCGCGCAGCACGCGCAGCCCCTCGTAGCGCTTGGCCGCGTTGCGCACCGCCGCGCCGTCGCCGAGCGTCAGCGCCGCGTCTCCGCCGGCGCCCGCATACAGGATCGCGCCATGCATGGTGAGCCCCGCCGCGCCGCCGCCGAGCGTCAACGGCTGCGTGGTGCGGAAGGTGCCCTCCCCGATCACCAGCACGCGCCCGGATGCGGCAGCGGCGGCCATCGCGGCGGCGAGCGCCGGCCCGTCATCCGTGACCCCGTCGCCGGTCGCGCCGAAATCGCGCGCGGTGAGCCGTTCCGCCAGCTTGTCCTCGACCGAGCGCGGCACGCCGCCCGGAAAGGGCACGCCGAGCAATCCGGTATCGCGGTCGAACACGGTCAGTTCGCCCGAACCGTCGAAGCCCAGCACGCGATTCGCCCGGGCGGACCGCAACGGCAGGACCAGCGCCCCGGCTTCCGCCGGATCCAGCCGCACCGCCCCCGCCACGTCGTCCGCCACCTGCTGGAGCGCGGCGACCTGGTAGTCGAGCTCGTCGTTGAGCGACCGCGCGCGCAGCACGCCATTGTCCTGGAAGTCCGTCGCACGGGTGAGCTTCAGCCGCCGGCGCAGCGTGACGCGCGCCCCGGCGGACGGCGGCTCGGCGAAGGTGACGGCGCCGCCTTCGGAGGATCCGGCGCCGGAGACGGTGGCGCCGCCGATCTGCACCGCGCCGTCGAGGCGTATCTCGAGGTCGCCTTCCTCGAAGATCGGGAAGGGATAGGTGAAGGCGGTCAGGACGCCGTCCGCGACATACTGCACGCGCGGCGCGACATCGCCGATCGTGATGTGTTCGGCCATGGGTGGTCCTCGGATCTCGGGTTGTGGGGCGGGCTCGCCGCCGGTCAGTCGAGCAGGTTGCGGACCGCGCCGCCGAAGCTCTGCCCCGCACGCAGGAAGGCGTTGACGCTGCCATCGGGCGCGAGCAGCGAACGGCGCCCCGCGGCAAGCCGCGCGCCCATCACCGCCGCGTCCTCCGCCGCGTCCTGCGCGGCGTCGCGACGCAGCCCGGCGGTCAGCGCGGCGGCGGAACCCTCATCCGCCGCGACGCCGCCCGCGGCGAGCCGCGCGCGCGCCGAGGCGATGGTGCGCGCAAGGCGGTCCTGCCGCTCGCGCTCGTTCGCCGCGGTCTGCGCGCTGGCCTGGTCCTGCTGCGCGGATTGCTGCGCGCGCAGGTTCTCCTGCTGCACCCTGGCGGTCGCCTTCTGCTGCTGGCCCTGGCGAACCTGGCCATAGACGGCGAGCCCCGTGCCGACGAGGGAGGCGATGGAGGCGAGCTGGGCCATCAGTCGGTCATCCTGATCTCGGTGGTGACGGAAAGCAGCGTCATGGGCAGCGGCGCGTCGCCCTCGATGCGCCACAGCGGCTTCAGCCTGTCGCGCCGCCAGCCGAGGCCGCGCAGCGTGACGTCGCCGGTGAAGGGCGCCGGCGGCGCATCGAGCAGCGCGGTATCGAGCCGGCGGAAAGCGACCGGTTCCGCGCCCCGGCCGAGATCGACGGACAGCGCCGCGGTCTCGAGCAGCCGGAAGGTGACGGCGACGAGCCGCAACGGCCCGGTCGCCGCGCCGCCGGGCGTGATGAGATCGGCCGGGAGCGGCTCGATCTCGTGCCGGAAGGCGAGGCCGACCTGCACATTCGCAGCCGGCGCATCCAGCCGCACGACGCCGTCCAGCACCACGTTCGGCGCATGCGGTGCACCGTCGGCCAGGATGCCGACCTCGCGGCCTTCGAGATGCGCGAGCCCACTCCAGTCCTCGCGCGGCGCCGCCGCGCTGCCGGTCAGCGCGGCATCGAGCGCGAGGCCCGGCTCGAAGCGTTCCAGGGCAAGCGCGCCGCCGCGCTCCGTCACGACCCAGACGACGCCTTCGCTCTCGGCGACCGCGCGGAAGGCGCCATCCGTCTCCTGCCGCGTCCAGGCCGTGACCTGCTCGGCGCGGTAGAGCGTGAGCGTGCCGATCGCGCCGTCCGCCATGACCAGGTGCAGCAGCCGCTGCTGCTGGTCGTAGGCCATCGAGACCGGCGTGCCGACGATGTGCCGCGCCAGGATGGCGAGGTCGTTCGCCTGGTAGGTGTCGCTGACGTCGGTATAGGCGAATTCGTGCACGCCCTGCCCGCCGCGCGCGACGAAGACGGTCGCGCCGTCAACATCCACCGGCGGCACCAGCCGGTCCACCGGCGCACCCACCCGCGTCTGACGGTTGAGCTGGATGCTCGAAGGCGTCAGCGGTTCGCCGCTGACCATCCACTCGGCGCCCGAGGTGAAGACCTGCAGATGCCGCCCGGAGAACAGGCCGCGAATCGCGTTCACCTGGTCCGAGACCAGGCCGAACTCGATCGCCTCATCGTCGAGACCCGTGCCCGTGTCGAAGTTGAACAGGTCCCCGGTGCGCGACAGCCACAGCCGGTTCGGCAGGTCGCGTGACCCGCCGATCGCCAGGCGTTCCTGGTGGAAGCAGCAGGTCACGGGCCAGCCGCGCGCGTGGCTGAAGGCGGCCTCGTCCCAATCCGCCGTCGGGTCGGTGTCGGCGAGCGTCTCCTCGACCACCGCCGTCGCCTGCGTGGCGCCGAGCACGCTGCCGATCACCAGCCGCCGCCCCGCGATGCGCAGCCGTGCGCCCGCATGATCGGCGACGAAGAACGGACCGTTGGCGGTGACGGTGACGGCGCCGGTCGTGCCGCTCGCCTGCAAGGTTACGCCGAGACCCGCGAAGCGGAAGAAGGGCTCGCGCAGGAAGGCCCACGGCGCGATCGTCCAGCCGGCGAAGCCGCGCGTCACCCGCTGCGGCACCATCCCCGGATGCACCAGCAGAAGCGTGTCGGCATTCTGCGTGAAGCCGATCTGCGGCAGCATCGCCCCGGTCCAGGGGCCCGCGAGCGTCGCCACCACCGCATCGCCCAGGAACACCTGCATCATGCCGTGCGTCAGCACCATCAGGTAGGTCTGCTCGGTGTTGAACTCGAAGGGGATCAGCCGCGCGGGGCCGGGCAGCGGCGCCACATGGCGCAGGCCGGGCCGGCGCGTGACGCCGCCCGTGGGCTGGATGAACACGTTGCGCAGGCGCCGCGCACCGTTCTCGAAGGCGCGCAGGTCGCCGCGCCCGAGCAGTTCCGGCGCGAGTTCCCCGGCCGCGAAGCTCGTCTTGGCGCGCTTGATGCTCGGCATGGTTCAGCCCCGCACGTCAATCAGCGGGAAGCCCTCGAGCACGCGCGCGCTCGCCTGCTGGCTGTCGGCCTGGCGGGCGACGCGCAGCTCGGCCTCGGCGAGGCGGAACAGCATCTCGGCGCGGGAGGAGTTCTCCGTCAGTGGAATGCAGAACTCCGCCGCCAGGCGCGCGACCAGCGCGGCCGCGAAATAGGGCGGGAAGGCGCTCTCATCCGGGCGGAACACGTAGGTCAGCGCGACCGCGTCCGCATCGGTGAAGAGACGGTCCTCCTGCAAGCGGTACACGATGCCGCGCGCACGGCCCGCCGTGCCGGCGGACAGCGCACGCAGGAAGCCGGCGGGCAGTTGGAAGGCATGCGCGAAATCGGCACGCGGCGCGGCGGCGAGCCGCGGCAACGCGGCCTGCGCGGTCGCGAAGGACCAGGGATGCGCGGAGAGCAGCGCGTCGCGGATACCCGGATAGAGATTGGCCGCGACTTCGGCCTCGGCCGTGCCCTCGTCGAGCGAGGCGACCGGCTGCGCGCCGATCCGAAGCAGCGCGCGCGAGCAGAGCGCGAGGGCGGAGAGCGCCATCGGTGGGGGAACTCCTGGTTGTCGCGGGGAAAGAAGACGGGGGGAGAAGAGAACTTCTCCCCCCGGACCCCCCTCAACCTTCTTTGCGATTCCGCCCATGGCGAGGGCCAGGACTCAAAGAAGGAAGGGGGAGCGGGGGAGGTTCCCCTCCCCCGTCCTGCGTCACTCCTTCGCGCGCATCCGCACGACGCCCGTCGGGTCGATCATCACCGCGCCCTGGGACATCATGTTGTTCACGAAATGCGCGGCGCGGTCGCCGTGCCAGGTGATGTCCGTCACCACCTCGCTCGCCACCGCATGACCCACCGCCGTCTTGTGGTAGAAGTAGCAGTAGCGGAGGTTGCCGGCCTTGGTCAGCCCGGAATGCGGCATCCACAGCGCGCCGAGCCAGCGCTTCGCCTGCGTGCCCTTCCACGGCAGCGCGTCGTCGCCGACATAGTCGGACTTCGCGAATTCCTCGATCTGCAGCAGCTCGGACCACTGCTTCCAGCCGACGACGGCGAAGCGGTTGCCGTCATCCGGCACATCCGCCGCGCCGAGCATCTCGAAGGCCATCAGCACCTTCTGCTTGCTCAGCCCGTCGGTATCGGTCAGGCCCGTGCCGGTGCCCGTCGCCTCCGCTGTCGCGGTGTCGAGCGCGGCGACGATCAGCTCATCCGTCTTGCGGCCGAGCGCATAGGCACCGGCATTGGCGACGACGGTGCGCTCGTCGATGCTCGACTTGATCTCGTCGAGCCGGTCGATCCACTCGCCCGCATAATAGTCCTGCAGGAAGCACTCGGCGTTCGAGTATTCGAGGTTCATCACCGGCACGACGCCATTGCGCGCCTTGGCGGCGGCGGTGCCCTTGCCGACGCGCGGGAAGATGGTAGACGCGCCCTTGACGCTGCCCTTGGAACGCACGGTGGGGCGCAGCTTGCTGCCCTGGCGCTGATAGGCCTCGGCGACCTCGGCCTCGAACTGCTTCACGAAGGCCTGTTCGATGGTGCCCGACATGCGGGGTCCCTTTCTTGCGATGGTGTGGGAATGCGCCGACGCGCCGGTTGGCCCGCACGGGGCCGGGCGACGACGCGGCCCGCGCGCCGGAGGACCGGTTGTGCGCGGGCGGAAACGGACGGGGCGGGCGGCGCTGCCGGGAATGGCGCGCCACCCGCCCCCGGGCCGCCGCGCGATCGCGCGCGGGGCCGCCGGCGCGGCGAGCGGAAAGGCCCGCTCAAGCCGCGCCGGAACAGGCGAGGATCAGCCGGCCGCGCTCACCAGCCGCCGGAACCCCTCGGTCACGCGCCTGACGAATTCCGGCTCCCGCGTGCGCCAGTAGCGCGGGTCGCGCATCATGGCGCGCAGTTCGGTCTCGTCGCCGGCCGCGGGTGCTTCGGCACGGCGCGCTAGGCCCGGCTCCTTGCCCTCCATCATCCGGTGCAGCGCGATGACGCCTTCCGCCGTGGTGGACAGCGCCTCCATCACCGGCGCCGGCAGGTTGGCGCGGCCCCAGGCGGTGATCTGCGCGGCGATGCGGCGGAAGCGGTCCTCGCCGCCGAAATGCTCGCGCAGCCGCTCGACCTGGCGCTCGGCCTCGAACTGCCCGGCCGCCTCGGCGATCAGCGGCAGCAGGCGTTCCGCCGCGAGGTCATAGACGAGCTGCGCCTGCGCCTCGGTGAAGCCGGCCTGGTGCAGGCGGCGGTTGATGTCCTCATCCGCGCAGCAGAGCTCGTGCTTCGGATCGATGTGGTAGCCCTCCGGCCCCTCCGGCACGCCGATCGCGCGGCGGAAGCGGAGGCGCTCCTCCTCCGGCGCGTCCTCGCCCGGCGGGGCGATGCGCTGGGACAGGCGCTTCTCCAGCTCGCGATAGGATTTCAGCAGCGCGTCCACGCGGATCGCGCCGGTGTCGTCGTCCCAGAACTTCTCGGGCACATCCTCGGGGCGCGCACCCTTCTTCGGCGCGGCACCCTCGGCAAGCGCGGTCTCCAGCAGATCCTCGGGCATGAGGGGCTCACTCCTTCTCGGGATTGGCGGGGGGATTCAGGACCTCGGCGGGCGCGGAGAGCGTCCGACCGAGCCAGCGGGCGGCGGCGGGCAGGTCGACCTGCGCCAGGGCCTCGGGCCCCATGGCCCGCACCGCCTGCAGGAAGAGCAGCGTGTTCGCCGCATCCGCGCGTCCCTGCACCTGCGCGAGCGGGCTGCGGTAACGCAGCAGCGCCTCCCGCCCGTCACGCAGCAGCGACGGGATCTCCCCGCGCCGGCGCAGGATGGCGAGGCAGCGCGCGACCAGCGGCGTCAGCAACTCCGCCTGCAAGCGGCCATAGGTGGCGCCGAGCAGCCGCGCGGTCTGCGCGGAGCGTTCCAGCACCTCGGTCGCCGTCATGTTGTCGCGCCGTTCGGGACCCAGCCGGTCGGCCAGCAGCGCGCCGCGGATGCGGGCCCGGAGGTCGGTCAGCACGAGCTGCGAGACGTCGAAATTCCCCGGCGCCTGCAGCGGCGTCAGCCCCGAGGACCCCGGCGCCTTCGGGATGATCGCGCCGGGTTCGAGCCGCACCGTCGCCGGGTTCAGCACGCCGTCGTCATCGGCCTGCCAGATGCCGGTCGCGGCGATGGAGGCGTTCTTGAGGACGAGTTCCACCACCTTGTTGGCGGTGCGGATGTCCGGCAGCGCCTTCGCCACCGGCCCGCGGCCATAGGCCTCGCCCGGCGCCTTCAGCCAGCGGAAGGCGATGAAGGGGCTTTCCGCGAAACGGCCTTCCGCCAGCACGACGGGGCCGTGCTCGGTGGCGAGCAGCGCCATGAAGCGGTAGCCGGCGCGATCGGACCACACCGCTTCCACCACGCGATGGCGCGGCGCCTCGCCGTCATCGTCGGCCGCGGGCGGAGGCGGCGCCGCGGGGTAGCGTTCGCGCAGCACCGCCTCGCTGAGCCGCGCGGCGCGGAAGACAGTGTCGAGTCGGCCGGAGGGGCCTTCCTCGAGCACCGCCTCGCGCAGCGGCACCGCGGTGAAGCGGAGCGCGGCCGGCTCGCCGACCGGTGCTTCCTCGACCAGCAGCAACCCGGTGCCGGCCACCACCAGGTCGAGGAAGCCCTGATGCATCTCGAGCGCGAAGTTGGAGCGGTCGAAATGCCCCTGCAGCGTCTCGGCGGCGTCTTCCATCGCGGCCGCCGCCGCCGTGTCGGCTTCCGCCGCGCGGGCCGGCGCCAGGCCGAACCAGCGCGACCAGGGCGGCGTCAGTTCGGCGAGCAGCGAGGCGGCGAGCTGTTCCGCCGCATCCGCCGCCGTCGCGTCGTAGATCGCGACGCGCCCGCCGGTCGCCGGCGGCAGCACGTGGTCGTAGCAATCCTGCCACAGCGCATCATGGGCGCGGCGGCGGTCGAGCGCGCGGGCATGCCGCGCCAGGATCTCCTCGGGCGTCATCCTCTCACTCCCCCAGCAGCGACTTGCGCGTCGCCGCGAAATCCGGGCGCGCGCCGAGCACGCCGGCGGCGGAGGTGGCGATGGTCCCGGCAAGGCCGCGGCGCGCGCGCTCGCGGGCCTCGGTCCGGGATGCGGCGGCGGTCTCCTCGGCGGCCTGCGCCGGGCTGGCGGCCGGCGCGGGCGCCGGCGCCGCCGGGGGGGCGATGACGACAGGCTTCGGGGCACGGAACAGGCCACCCATGCGCGCGCGGCTCCTCTCGGTAAGGGTGGGTCGAGCCTCCCGTTCGGGGCCGAAAAGGCCGCGGGCCCGCCCCCGGTGAGGAGGGCGGGCCCGCGCAGTTCTTTCGGGGGAACGGGAGGAAGGCCGCCGGGCGCAATTCGCCCCTTGGCGAAGCGGTTGATACGCTAGGCGTGCCCTATCGTCAAGAATTTTTTCCTAGATTCCGGAAGATTCTTTTCCAACCGCCGGAACAGGCCGCGCGGCGTCACCGCGAAAGGCGCGCCACCCCCCAGCACCGCGCGGCAGAGCCCGACGCAGGTGAAGGGCATCAGCGGCGGCAGGCGCCGGGCGCGCACCGGCCCCGGCGCGAAGGGCCCCAGCACCGCGAGCCCCGCCCGGCGGTAGAAGCCCGGCAGATCGTAGCCCCCGGGCACCGCCAGCCGCGCGACCATCAGCCGCCCGGAGAGCGGTTCGAGCACCGTCCAGCCGGCCTCGTCGCGGAGCGCGGCGAAGCAATGGCGGAAGCCCCGGCGCAGCGGCCGCAGCCAGGGCTGGTCGGCCTCCCCGCCGAAGGCGATCCAAACCTCCTGCGGTGCCTGGCGCGCGGCGCGCCAGCCTGGCGTCACGCCACGATTCCCTTCACGCGCAGCGGCCATTCCAGGCGATTCATCGCCTCCCGCCACTGCGCCGCATCGGCGCGCTCGGCCTGGTGGCGCGGGTCGGGCGCAGCGCCTCGCTCGCCCCAGACGCGCATGACGCGGGCGTGGATCAGGTCGATCCGGCGCTGCCGGTACAGCCGGTCGAGGCACTTGATCACGTCGTCCGGCTCGCAGGGGCGGACCTTCTCGCCGCGGCCGGCGGCGATGCGGGCGCCGTCGCGGCGGGCGATCAGCGCCGCCATGGTCCAGAGCCAGGCCTCCTCGGCGGAGCGGAAGGGCTCGGCGGCGGTGAGGTTGGCGAAGCGGGGGGCGTGGGTTGCGCGGGGGGCGGATCGCATCGGGGGTTTCTCGCCTCATAAGAGAACAATACAAGAACATTAACCCGCCCGGGTTGCAGTCGACAAGAGAGAAAAGGAACATCTACCTATTGCAATCCGACACCAGGCCTAGGATATGTTGCCCAGGGCGCCTACCGGATCTGGATTCGCGTCCTGGCATGACGGAACATCATCCATGCGGCACGACGACATCTGGCGCGCCCTCGACGCCCTCGCGGCGGAGCACGGGCTCTCCGCATCGGGCCTGGCCCGCAAGGCGGGGCTCGACCCCACCGCCTTCAACCCGTCCAAGCGCATCGGCGCGGACGGGCGCGCCCGCTGGCCGTCCACCGAGAGCATCGCCAAGGTGCTGGACGCGGTCGGCCGCGGCATCGACGACTTCGCGAGCCTCGTTTCCGGCATGCCCGCCTTGCCGCGCGGCGGCGGGCGCGGCGGCGCGGGGCGGCGCGTGCCGCTGATCGGCCTCGCCCAGGCCGGCGGCGAGGGCTATTTCGACGACGGAGGCTACCCGGTCGGCGGGTCCTGGGACGAGATCTCCCTGCCCGAGATCGGCGACCCGAACGCCTATGCGCTCGAGATCTCGGGCGAGAGCATGGAGCCGGTCTTCCGCGACGGCGACGTCGTCGTCGTCTCCCCCGCCGCGCCCGTGCGGCGCGGCGACCGCGTGGTGGTGCGCACCGCCAAGGGCGAGGTGATGGCGAAGGAGTTGCGCCGTCAGTCCGCGAAACGCATCGAACTGGCGAGCCTCAACCCGGCGCATCCCTCCTACAGTTTCGAACTGCCGGAGATCGCCTGGATGCATCGGATCATCTGGGCCAGCCAGTGA